TTATCAGAAGGGGCAACGCGGAGAACCGCTTTTATCTGTTCGGCGGCAAGGATGAAAGCTCAGCCTCCCTGATTCAGGGTATGACCCTGGGCGGTGTCCTTTTTGACGAGGTAGCGCTGATGCCGCGTTCTTTTGTGGAGCAGGCGCTGGCGCGCTGCTCTTTAGAACGCGCCACCTACTGGTTCAACTGTAACCCGGAGCACCCTTACCATTGGTTTTATAAGGAGTGGATAAAAAAAGCCGACAGTAAGAATATGCTCTATCTTCACTTCACCATGGAGGATAATCCCTCTCTTTCCGATACTGTTAAAAGCCGTTACAAAAACCTTTATTCCGGCGCGTTTTACGAGCGGTTTGTGGAGGGAAAATGGGTTGCCGCGGACGGACTTGTCTATCCGATGTTCCGTCCCGACAAGCACGTTCGCAAGGCAAAAGGCTTTACGGAGTACTACCTGTCATGCGATTACGGCACGGTTAACCCGTTTTCGCTCGGGCTGTGGGGACACGCCGCCGACGGATGGTACCGTATCAGCGAATACTACCATTCCTCGCGCGACAAGGGCGTACAGCTGACGGACGAGGAATATTACGCGCAGCTGTGCCTGCTGGCCGGCAGCCGGCGCATCACTGCGCTGATTATAGACCCCTCCGCCGCCTCGTTTATCGAAACGGTCAGACGGCACGGCAAATACCGCGTCATCAAAGCGGACAACGATGTTTTACGCGGCATTAACAATGTGTGCACGGCACTCCGGGAAAACCGTATTTTCTTTTTTCCGGAGTGTACTGACACCATCCGTGAATTCTCTGTTTACCGTTGGGATGACAACAACCGCCGCGACGCGCCGAAAAAGGAAAATGACCACGCAATGGACGATATTCGCTATTTTGTACAGACGGTGCTGAACCGCCGTCAGGGAAGCGATGCCTTTTCCATTGCCGTAGAAAGGAACGGATGCCATGGGCATATTTAACAAGAAAACACAACCCCTGCCATCGGAGGCACCCGCCGGCGTCGCCGTGCAGACAGGCAATCGCTTTGCGTATCCTTACGGTGCACTGTCCGGATACGGCAGCCTGACCAGCAACCGACTTTACCGTCAGCTGCGCGAGCAGGTGCCGCTGATTGACAGCGCTGTCTGCAAAATTGTGCGCCTGATGGGCGGCTTCCGTTTTGAAACCGGCAACACTGACGTTGACAGACAGATGGAGCGTTTCTTTAGTATGCTGCCCGTCGGTTGCGGCCAGACCGGTATTCAGTCGTTTGCTGACAGCTATATGGAACAGCTGCTGACCTATGGAACAGCGGTGGGCGAAATGCTTGTTGACAGCAGAGGCTTTTACGGACTTTACACCGCGCCGCTTGACAACGTGGAAATACGCCTGAGTAACAACGGCATCACGCCGGAGTTTTACAATATCACCGGCGGCATGCCCGTTAAGCTGGCACATCGTGAAAAAATACTTTTTTCCGTGCTGAATCCGGAACCGGGACAGCCGTACGGCACCAGCCTGCTGCGCGGCTTGCCGTTTGTCAGCGAAATTCTGCTGAAAATCTATGCCAGCATCGGCACCAATTGGGAACGTGCCGGCAATCTGCGCTACGCCGTTACCTATCAGCCGCACGGCGACGGCGACGACCGCGCCTTTGCCAAGGAACGCGCCACACAGATGGCCTCCGCCTGGCGCGACGCGATGAGCGCCAAGGACAGCGTTAAGGACTTTGTAGCAGTCGGCGATGTTAAGGTGAGCGTTATCGGCGCTGACAATCAGGTGCTTGACAGCGAGGTTCCCGTCAGACAGATGCTGGAGCAAATCATCGCCAAAACCGGCCTGATGCCGTATATGTTCGGCCTGAATTGGTCTACCAGCGAGCGAATGGCAAAGCAGCAGACGGATATTCTGACGACCGAGCTGGAAGCATATCGCCGCATTCTGACGCCGGTATTGCAGCGCATTGCCGCCACCTACCTTGCCCTGGAGGGCATCGGCGGTCAGGCAGCGGTTGTATGGGATGACATTACCCTGCAGGACGGCACGGAATTGGCGCAAGCAAGACTGTATAACGCACAGGCAGATAAACTGTTAAAGGAGGTTGAGGATTGACGGGTAATATTGAAAAAAGCTTTTTAAAAGAGGGAGATTTGGCAAAAATCAACCACTACACCGTAGAGCCGCTTGCGGCGGACGATATATTTGTGTTCACCGCCACGCTCTGCGACAACGATATTGACAGGGATTTTGAAAAATTTACGCTTGCAACACTCGAAGAGCTGGCGCCCCTGTTTGAAGGCAAAACCGTTATTGCCGACCATTCCATGAAAAGCGCCGACCAGAGAGCGCGGATTTTTGAAACCTTTACGGAAAAACAGGAGGGCAAAACCACCGCGGACGGCGAGGCACTTTACGCACTGAAAGGGCGCGCCTATATGCTCCGCACTGAGCAAAATGCACCGCTGATAGCCGAAATTGAGGCGGGCATCAAAAAGGAGGGCTCCGTTTCCTGCGCAGTAGCGAAGCACACCTGCTCCGTCTGCGGCAGGGACAGACGAACAGAGGGCTGTGAACACCGGCCTTCCCGACAGTATGAAGGAAAACTCTGTTATACGCTGCTCAGTGAAGCGCAGGATGCCTATGAGTTCAGCTTTGTTGCCGTACCGGCACAAAAAGAGGCAGGCGTAACCAAAACATTTACCGTAACGGAGGACAAAGATACGATGGAACTACTGCAAACATTAAAAAGCTGCGACAACGGCCTGCAGCTTTCCCAATCACAGGCTGCAGAGCTCAGCCAATATATTGAGTGCTTAGAGGATGAGGCGCAGCTTGGCAGCGCGTACAAAAAAGAGCTGTCTTCAAAAGTGTTTACGCTGTTGAAGGAGAAGCTGCCGAGCGTTGAAGCGACGCTGCTGAAATCCGTTATCGCCGTAATGACAGCGGACGAGCTGCTGGGATTTCAACGCAGTCTGGAGCAGCGTGAAGCGCCGACACCTCAGCTGGCTGCCAAAGCAGAACGAAGCGAATCCGAGCACTATTCGGAATTCAAAATTTAGGAGGAATAACTATATGACCAATATTTCTTATAACGGCTATAACACCAACGTTATCAGTATGCGTACTGATGCGCAAATCCGGAAAAATGAGCCGGTAACGGTTGATGACAACGGCGCTTGCATCGCCGCGGCGGACGGCGCCGACTTTATCGGCATTGCCGTGAACACACGACAGGATATTGTCAGCGTTCAGACAGAGGGCTACGTAACCCTTCCCTTCTCCGGCGACGCACCGACCACCGGCTTCTGCGGACTGGTCAGCGACGGCGAAGGCGGCGTCAAGGTTGCTGCAGGAGCCGCAAAAAAGTACAAGGTGCTGACCGTCAGCGACACAGAAGATGAAGACGCCGCAGCGCTTGTCGGTTTCATTCTTTAATAAGGAGGCAATGAATTATGGCATTTGATAACATTAAATTAGAAAAGGGCTTATACACCACCGGCAAAAGCTTTTCAAGCGCCCTGGAGGCGCTTGACCCGTCGGAAAACTACATCGGCACGGCGTTAGAGGGACTCGACGCTTACCAGCGTCAGCTCAAGCGCTTTGATATTAAAATCAGCGGCAAAGGCTCCGACTGTATTGCCAAATTTTTCCAGACAAGCGATTCTGCCGCTCTGTTTCCGGAATACGTTTCCCGTGCCGTCAGACAGGGAATGGAAAAAGAGAACCCTCTTGATAAAATCGTAGCCACCACAACCGTTATTGACGGACTGGATTACAGAGCGGTCGGTATTGACCCGTCAGAAGACTCCTTGACGCCGGCAACGGTCGGTGAAGGCGCCTTCATCCCCGAAACTCACATCAAACTGAAGGAGGAGCTGACCGCACTGAAAAAGCACGGCAGAATGCTGGTGGCCTCCTATGAAGCCATCAAATTCCAGAAGCTTGACCTGTTTACGCTGGTGCTGGCGCAAATCGGCCGCGCCATTGTTGACGCACAGACAAACGACGCTATCAGCGTTATTTATGGCAGCGACGAGGTGCCGCGTTCCGAAAAAACCAGTTCCGGCACCAAACTCAATTATACCGATTTAATGCTCCTTTGGGATATGTTGGAGCGTTATCCGCTGACAACCGTTATCTGCAATAAGTCGGAAGTGCGCGACCTGTTAAATATCTCTGAATTCCGTGACGCGGCGGCCGGTCTGAACTTCCACGCAACCGGCAAAATGATTACGCCGTTCGGTGCAGAAATCGTAAC